CCCGCACCAAAACCAGTCGCAGTATCTGGGACATTTAATGATGAGATATTCCCAAATGGTGAGGTGGATGACATGGACTATGTTTTAATTATAAATGTAACGCCCATCTCAGGTTGAATGTTGGCGTGGGCACCATCACCACCCGTTGAACCTGTATTTATATTGTTGTTCTGATTAACAGCGCGTCCTTGAACATTGGAACCACCGGTCGTTGTATTTGAAGTTTCTGCTTGCATTGCGTGAACGTGAGCTGGCATTTCAGGAGTTGTGAGAGTATGCGTTTCCTCTCCTTTCCATCCACCACGGGCAACCGCCGTAAGTGCGGTTCCGCCAGCGGGAAGCCCTGTTCCAGCAGCACCACCACCAGTACCAGTTCCAACGCCGACGGGGACACGTCCGCGTAAGTCTGGAACATTGAAGTGCGAACCATCCGCAGAACCATAGGTAGTTCCTATAATTGCAAATAGGGCGGAATATGAGGCGTTCAAAACGGAACTACCGTCACAAAGTAACCATCCAGTGGGCGCTGCCGCACCAGCATACATAGAAATCAAACCACTTGGTGCATTAGCTATCGGAGCAAAAAGAGTAGTTGGGTCAGCCGAAGGAACGCGAACGTCGTTATTTCCAACTGCAATAGGGTTGGAGGCAAGAACAGGGGCTACAGACAACTTGCTAACGCCCTTGACTGTCGTGGAGGCGTCAGAGACTGTTCCCGGTACGATTGGAGTATTCGTAAATGTCCATTGTCCATCCACAGTTTCGTCATTGTTCTTGTTGGTAAATGTATTCCAAAAAGCAACGTTGTCGGTAACAACCAACTTAGTGCCCCCCGCATGAGCACGAACCAGACCAGATGTCTCTGTGTAAGGGCTCTTAGCTAGGACTGTCTTAACGCCAGTCAAAGTGTAAGTACCGTTTGCGTTTGCTGTAATCCCAGTAAAGGTAGCGGCTTCTTCATTTGTTGTGTCTGGCTCTAGAGTGATATACCCAAAAGCACCGAAATCTGTCATTGTTAGAACATTAGCATAAATGTCTGTCAATGAAGTGAGAACGACCGAAGTTGCACCAACGACAACCCCATAACCGGCGAGATACAAGGTATTCGATTGACAATATTTAAGTGCTGACATTTTATTTTAATTATTATTAATATTATAACATATTTACTGCGTCATTGACTTATTGCATTGTTGCCCTCCGCCGTCATCTTTGAATTTGTTCCGAAGGTAATAAGCTCCCATTGCAAGTCAACCCCGTTAGTCCCAAACGTAATCCCCTCCAAATAAAACGGTACCTGAAGGTATGTCTTGGCAACATGGAACCACGCGGGCAGAGTAGAGGTATTTATATTTGCCCCACCAAGAGGATCAGAGCCAAGAGGCGTTGTCCCCAATGAATGTGCACCACCACCATAACAAACGATATTTCTATCAGACCCATCAACAACCACTGACTGAGAGTTTTGACAGGCATCCAAATCCCCCAACACAGTGGCTGTTAGTTTAGTGTTTTGCTTGATATACCCCTCAATCCACATCTCATCGCTACCCTTTGACTGAGTTCGGTCTCCCTTGTCATCAAAACAGAAGGTGGCGTTTGTAACGATGTTCTGGCCATTCAAAGAGCCTCCAGTAAACAGCTTATAACTTTCTGAGGTTGTATATGAGTGTCCGTAAAGCTCTCCATCAACTACATAGAATCCAGACAATGGATAAGTGACAGGAGCCTCCCAGAACCACGGTTGGGCAGTCACATCTTCGATGTCTCGGTAGTATGATGTGTACTGCTTACTTTGATCCGTCATATTATAGATACGAATGATTCCGGACTTTGGAATGGCCTCGTAAATAAAGTTCTTATGGTAGAAGAGGGAAGCGTCAGTCAGGTCGTACGCGTTTTGGTCATCAATAATGGGGAATGAGAAGTCTATAATTGCTGGAACGTATTGGTATGACTGATACCCAAAGAAATTAAGAGTGTTGTCATTGGCAGCAAAAACAATTTCGTTCTTCATTTTGGTAACAAGTCTTTCTGATTTTGCCCCCAAAAGTGGTGCAACCTTTAACCTTCTATTTGTTATAGTCTCTTTCGTCAAGTCAGAAGATATCGTCATTTCAACAACAGCCCACGCATTAAGGCCTTGGGATATATACATATCCGTCCCAAGCGTTGTGGTCTTGTCTTCCTGTGCAATAAATTTAGTTGCTGGGGCATCAAGTTGCAAGAGAAACCCTTCTTCAGAGACACGCACAGGTGTTGTATAAGCATAATTAGTGAAATCATTTACCTTTGATATATAAACACTGACTGAATTAGAAGCACCAAGATAAAGCTGATTTTTCTGTCCGCAACCAACAACGGTTGGACCATAAGTGGCCGAGATGCCAGTCATGGCAGAAAGGGCAGTAGTCACAACCTGTTGGTGAATAATAGACGCCACTGGGTACGTCGTTGTGTTTGAGAAATCAACAGACACCCCCGTCAACGTGGTAGTACCAGCACCGCCAGTATAAGTAGCTGGTACTCCACCAATGACGATACTCCCAGTAGCCGAAAACCCCTCCTGTGCCCATGTAGTTGTACCCTGCTTAGTCACAGTAGCAGCAGTTGCTGAGGCGAGGGTGGTTACGGCCCCATTCCACTGGAAAACGTTGTTTGAGCCATCTACCCACGTGACTAGATTAACTAGGGCGGTCACATCATTGTAGGTCGTAAACGAAAGGCGGACGTTTGTGAGAGAACTTTTTAGAGTGACCCAGTTTATGGTGTTCGTGGCGTCTTTATAACGATACTGAAGTTTGCCATCATTAGCAGCTGAGGTCATAAATCCACAACGAAGATTGCGGACATTGCCCTTGAAATTAGTGAAGTCAAAGTGAGAAAGAATCCCCGAGTCGATAACTGTTGAACCGGCACCATCCAAGGCGTAACCTTTTACCGAAGCAACTCTGCCAGACGTATTGGTGACAACATTCTGAGATGGCGAAATAAGCGTCCCAACGGGAAGAGTGGTTTTGTCTTCACGGGCACGATAACCAAGAAACTTGGTGACAAGTTGATAGTCACCTATCTTATGGGTAGCGTCTTTTGTTGGTTTTCTTTCAGCCATAGTTACCTATTATTGTTAAGAAACAATCCCCCTCTTTTCTTTGGTCTATAGTACGTGCTGCCCTTAAGAATTGTCTCGCTTGGATTCAATCCTTTGTATTTCTGAAGAGCCTTCTCATATTGAGTCTCCCAAATGGTGTAGTCGTAGTCAGCATCGGCACCCTGTAATGACTGGGCAACGAACTGAGCCGCCTTATTAAAGAGGAGATTATAACTATCAGTGTCAAGGTTAATTATTGTATTTCCATCAGTAGCGACATCCACAACAGTTTCTTGGAACACATTGGTGTTTGGATTTCTAAACAAGTATTTTGAGTAGTATTGCAAGTCCAATATATACCCAGTGTTTGAAGTGAGACTACAGAATTTCAACCCTGTTTGAAGAGTAGAGTTATATGCAACCGTTAATTGAACTGAATCAAATGCGGTGACCACAGGTGTCCCAACCTTAGTAGCAGATGTCCAAGGAAGAGCAATCAAATTCCATCCAGATTGAAATGCGGTACCTTGTTGTGTTGTTGTGACGGTTAGGTGATAGTAATTAGCTGTTATATCAGACCCCCAACGCAATCCAACACTTGTAATGGCCGATGCCGATGGCAGATATACCCAAAAGAATAGTGTGTCTATGTTTACATTTGTAGTGACATCAACTGGATTGAGAGTCGATATTTGTACAGAGCCAGTAGAAGAACCCGCTGCCAAATCAAACACAATAGCGCCACCGCCAGCCACATTGTTTGTGGTATCAAGAGAAATGTTCTGAGCTCCGGCTGTCGCGGTCCATCCAGTAATAGTAGATGTGTCGCATAACCCAAGAGGGGCTTTTAAAGTAGGAGCTTCAATACGGAGAGTTTTAACACCGGTATTCCATTGAGTGATTATCTTATTTGCCCAACTGACACCCTTGTTAGCATCAAAATCGAGGGAATATCCCTGAACAAAAACATCACTAGGAGTCCTGCCAGCCTGTGGTCTTAGGTCGACAATTCTGTCTCCCTTAACGTCAACAGGAATGGCATAATCAAAGACACTGTTAAACACCTGAGCCAAAGACACGATTCTCTGGGTTTCCTTTGGATCCACGTCTTGCAAAACTTGTCTAGCAGAACGGTTGATAATACCAAAGATACCAGGAACCTTGTTAATAGTGGTGCCGTGAACAACCCCAGCTAAGTCATTTAGCAATGTCTGAACTGAATAAGCCATTGTATTTTAAGTTAGGCTACCTTTGTAAAGACAGTAACATCGTCAGCTGTCGAAAGTGTGAGTGTAAGATTTGTATAACGAACACCATTAGGAACTGTGTGATAGTTTCCAACTGGAGTTGCGGCCGCAAAGTTTGCAACGGCTGTAGAACCCTCAGCAACAACCAATGTTCCAACAAGTGTTTTGTTTATACCGATGTTATACATCAATACTGATCCGAGCGTAGTTGCAGTAGCCCCGTTGTACACAACCTTCTTTACATTTGATTCATTTCCCATAATAATTTTATTACTTTAATAATGTCCCCATCCCAGCCCCAGAACTGAGGGGAGAAACTATATTGGGCAAGATCCGAACTGAACAAGCACAACACCAGTTGAAACTCCATTTACAAGAGAAGTAGTTGAAGCTACGAATCTTACAGGAGTTGCTGTTGATGTGGCTGTAGTTTGAATACAACCCAATGAGATGGTGGAAGTAGCTGTGTTTGATGTATTCACAGTTAACCCGTTTACTGTCATCAAATCGTAGTTCGTTGAACGAATATCTGATGGGGTAACAGCACCACCCAGTTTTCCACCGAATGAACCACGGAGAGCATATCCAACAATAATTATTAGAACTACTCCTATGGCTATCTTTATGTTTTTAGACATATTTTTGTTCTAGTTAAGTCTTAATAATTATGCTGTTGTACCCTTTGCACCAACGATACCTATGTAATCAGGAGCGAATACTTCCTCTCGGAAGTTTGCCTGATAGAAGTAAGTACGGTTGTTTGACATTGTCCAATCTCGTAGAGATGTGACAACACCTTGTCGAACGAATCGGCGAACCTGATGTCGAGCGCTATCAAGCAAGAACCATGCTGTGTCTGATCCAAGACCATCTGGTGAAGCTGTTCCCAACCATACTGATTGGAATACCTTCACTGAGTAATCCATAGAGAAGACGTTAACTGCGTTGGTTCCGTTTTCAGGAACAAGAGCAGAAACTGCGATTTGTCGAGCTGTGATATACAATGCTGGGGGTACCAATAGGACATCTCCGACACATTGTAGAGGAACACCAGCTTGTGATTTCATTTCAGCAAGTCGCTTCATAGCGATGTTGAATGCTGATGTAGTCAAAGCTGTTGATGTTGCACCACTGATGTCAGCAGTAACGACTTCGTTGTTTGTAGTACCACCACCGATAAGAGTGTGTGATGAACAAAGAGCGGCACCGTCAGCTGTCAAAGTTGTGGTGAAAGCACCTCGGAAAATCTTGAAGGCGTTGAAATCTTGAGTTCGGCGAGCCATGATAGCGAAATCGCTAACTTGGTTTTCCCATTCTCCGTGAATATCCAGAATTTGTTAATCTATCAGGCTCTTTATCCTGATCTCATGAACTTGTAAATACTTTTTTGCTTTATCAATAAATCCAGACTCTATTATTCCCAAAACGATATTACATCGTCTGCACAATAGAGCCCTCACCTTATTTGTTTGATGACAGTGGTCTACGCAAGGAAGTTTATTTATATTAGATGTGTTTTTCTCTAATTCAAACTCGTTTTTGCATATGGCACACTGGTTATTTTGATCTGCCAACATCTGATTGTATTTTTCCAAAGAGAGACCGTATTTTTTCAAAATAGAATTTTTGAAATTTCTATGTTGGAACTTCTCCTTGTTCGCCTTGTAATAACTCTTTCTCTTCACCTTTTCCCCCTGAGAATTATTAGTCCAGCGATTATTATGGTATGCCCTACAGGTTTTACAACTTTTATTGAGCTTACCATGAAAGTTACCAAATTCGTTAGAATTTTTCTCTTTCTTACAAACAGTGCATTTGATGATTTCCATTCATTCATCATAGCAATCTAGTATTTACTTGTCAATGTTCAGACTATATCTTCACTCTTTTGAGTGTCGGGCACTCGTGGATGGATTATGTTCTCTTGCGAGGTTCACCATCTAGTCGTTAGAGCGTTAATCTTTTTTAAAGGATCACTTGCTACGGGATTGTCCATTTCTGAATTTTCCCCGTTTAACCCGATTTACCTTCTACTTCCTAAGCCGCAACGGGAGAACTGAAGTAGATTGACGACAATATTCGAAACTTACGTTTATCGTCAAACAAGTTCTTTGAGATATCAATTCCTTCTGCAAAGTCTGAAATAGTAACAGTCCACTTGTTTGCAACCTTTGCAACATAAGAAGGAACTGCTTGTACTTCTCCAATCTTTGAGAAGAGTCCTGGACCCTTGTGAATCGTACCAATGTACGCTGCGTGAGTTGTATCAGTAACCTTGAAGATTTCTCCTGTCAATGCTGTTGCATATGATGGGGGAACTGTAGCTTCGTAAGATTGCTTGAACACTTCATCGAGTTCAGTCTGGACGAGACTAAAATTTTGTGTTTCTGTAAACATTAGAATAAGTGTTAATTAGTAAATCCCAGATGAAACTGGAACCACTAAACGTTTGCGTAGTTTACCAATGGTGACCACGAAAATGCGACCTTACCTGGGTATCTTGCGATATCTAGGTATTCAACGATACAACCATTTCCAGCAGCGTCTGTTGCTAGAATTGTGTAAGTACCAGTTGTGTTATCAAGAACGACACGTGAACCTACAAGTGCGTTGTACTCTGCTTGAGTGTCCCATGATGTTGGTGCATTTGGGGCAATCAACCAAATTTGACCAGCGTTTGCTGGTATAACGTCAACTATTCCTGAGACCGAAGCGGTTTCGTTTGATGTTGATGCTGCAACCCCAGCGATCCTTGAAGATGCTGTTGGAGTGTTTGTTAATGCAGCTCTAACACCCGCAACTCCTGCGGCCTTAGTAACAGGCTCACCTGCTTTGATTCTTGAAACTGTGTTGTCTGAACCAGTAGCACCGGTTGCGACATAGAATTTCATAGAACCCGCCATTTTTGAAGAATTTGGATTCTCAAAAGGCATAATATCTCCTGCTGCCATGTTTTTGTTTAAGCTAATGAATAATTAGCGGTTTGCGAGGATGTTTTTCTTGGCTTGTTCAACGTAGGCATCAACATCTTTGACTTTCAACCTTACGGCTGTTTCTTTAATCTTGATTATCTGTTGTTCAGAAAGGATATTGTCCTTAACCTCAATAGCATCTCCCGATCCACCGCCGATAGAAGCGGATGGACGATTTTTAAGGGCCAAACGGAGTTCAGCGTTTTCTTTGATAATGCGCTTAGTTTCTGCTTCTTTCTCTTGATTTACTTTCTTAATCTCATTGTCTAGCAATGTGATTCTTACTTGTTCCTCAACAGAAAGTTCAGTCTTTTCGCCAGCAACGAAGTCTGCGTCTCCGGGTAATTTCCCCAGTCTCTTGAGTGCAACATTTTTGTAATTATCGCGTTCCTCAGTCAACTTAGCGATTTCTTCATCTTTGGCTGCGATTGGGTCAACCTCTGGAATTACTTCCACAGCCGGCACAATCACTTCCTTTTTTTCATCGTTCATTTTTATTTTAAATCGCTTTGCCGAAGCTGGGTTGCGATCCCCCGTTTAATTTTTAATTCGTTTCTCCTTGTGGGAAGGCATTCGAACGCCTAAAGCCATAGGGGGCTTTGTCCTCCTATGAAAACACTCTGGGGAATGTCTTCATACGAGGGCGGAACCTCCTATAAAACAAACTTCCCCAGAAATCTGTTGACTATATTATACCACACAAGTTAATCTTTTTTAGAGAGAACGTGTATGACATTCATCATAAAGTGACCCCAGTGCTTGAGAGCCTTTGCAAATTGCACCTGGTCAAAGTCTGTACTATGAATGAGGGCCAGGTTATAAGCCTCGTTTATAACTGACGCGTTAAGAATCTCCCACAAGCGAGAGGAGTTTAGGTTTTCCGCTTCATCTCTAAGAACCGAGCGTAGGGTGGACTCTATTTCAGTCTTGCCAATATAAATTTTGCCCTTAACTACAGTGAAGACACTATCTTCTAGGCTACTGTAGCTTGGCGATTGGTCCTGGCTTTGCGAAGTCTGGGATTGGGGTTTCTTCATCGGATTTAATTATTGACGCACTTGTTGTGTAATATTGAAGCGGTGCAGATGTACCACTTGGCACAGATGTTGTTTCTGGCTCTGCTAATAACACCTCTAACATCCCCATAACGTAGTCAATACGAGGAGCGTCTTTCTTTAATTCTTCTTGTATTTTCTTTAGTATTGGTTTCATATTATTCAGAGACAATGTTCTCTATTTTAATCTCAGAAATAGGGTGCTTCATAAACTCATGGGCGCTGTATTGAGCAAGCGTATTCCCGAAACGTTCTAGTAACTTAGCCATTTCCTGGGCATTTTCTAGCTCCAACAAGCCAATCAAAGAAATAATGGCTGTCTTAATTTCTGAAGGCTGTTCTTTGTCCAGATTGATTTCCAAGTCTTTAATTAGAAGAGCTGCAACTTTCTTATCCAATTCGATCTTAACGAAGCCGGACAATGCACCAAGAACGGTCTGTGCATCGTATATACTCTTTTGGTCTTTCAAATAGGGAAACATTAACTTAACGAGAGTCTTCTCTCTGTTTATCTTCTCAATGTTCTTCAAGTCAGCAATTAGCTGGTCTTTGCTCTTATTTACTCTTTTTGGTTTTGGCATCATCTGTTTCATTAACTGGTAAAACATCTTCCTCAATAGGGGCAACTGTCATAGAGCCCTCCTTACCAACTATCTCACCGAGTGGTGGATGTAATTCTGAGTGAACCTTGGCCAATGTTAACTCCCAAGCACGATGAAACGTCTCTGTTGAGCCAATATATGCAATCATCTTCTCTAGTGAGATTGCAGATAGGTCTGCTTCAGAATAACCATCGTTGACAACTCTCTGATCGACAATCTCCGTGATACCAGTTCGTGGTATATCAAAAGCCTTAATCAAAACTTCCTTGGTTTCCTTAGGTAAGTTTATCCAAACTTGTGGGTAAATTTTCTCCATATTAAATTATTAGTTATTAAAACATCCCAGATATCCCAGAAGAGAATATCTTACGATATATTATACCACAATTATTTCATTGCCATGTTCTGTAGAAGAGCCCTTCCCCCGCCCATAGGTGCATTTGGCTTTGCCATCGATCCTCCATTTGGCTGTTGTCCCGCCCCTGGTTGTAATGGTTGTCCATCTGGACCCATTTGTTGTGGTGGTGCTGGTGGTTTGACGTAATCCTTTGGGTCTCTGGCCGTCTTAGGGTTTGATGACATAAGTAAGTTGGTAAACAACTTTTCCTGGTCAGCCACTGACGACATTATGGCTCTATCGTAAGTTTCTAGATCAAATGCTCTCTCAAGTTCTGCTGAACGTGGGTTAAGAACGTCACTATCAATGGTGAACTTGTATTTATATTCTCTAAAGAGTGTTGGGTTTGCCTTCCACAATCGAAGATTAGACTTAGTTCCTCCTTGCTTTATGAGCAAAGCATAAGAGAGGTCGAGCTTCTCATCGTCTGTCATGGTCTCCGGAAGGTTAGCGTCAAATGATATCTTATTCATCTTTCCATTAGCTCCGGCATCCTTAGCGAAGAATGTCTTGTAGATTAATCCGCCCTCGCCGGTTGTTTTTTCAGCATCAGCAACTGTTGTGTACTGAAGGATGTCTGAGAGAAGTAGTTTTCCATAAGGAATGACGTGGCTGTTAGCCATAAATTTCATGGTAAGCCCCAATACCGTGGCTGCATTCTGCTCAATACGGCTGATTTCATAAGCGGTGCTTGGCATGCCTGGATTTTGCTGTCCGGCCTGTAGTGGGTCTTGGCTTGACTCGCTAAGAGACTTCTCGACTTGTTCCATGACTTTCATAGCTGTCACGATAGAATTTCCATCAACAGTGGAGACTTTCTTGATTTCCACGTCCTTATCGCTGAAAGCGAGGTTAAGTCCTGGCACAATGACGTCCATACCTACCTTATCTGAGCCTGTGGTGACCGTAGGAGGGAAGAGGTTCAAGTAGTTGGCATCGTTGATGATCTGGTACTGAGTGTTCAATAGCGAGCTTTCTGGTCCCAATGCGAAGATGAGCGACTTACCCGCAATGCACCTTTCATTGATTGGTAAATAATAAAACGCATCAAATGGGTACTGGTGGTCCTGTCGTGGGTTTTGCTCATAGGGAGCGGTAAGAAGAACCCCATTAACAAGGATATCCTTGCTATCTGTGGACTTTCTCCATCTAATAACCTCCTCAACGTCGTATCTCCTCATATGAGGGTCGTACATCTGGTAGAAGCCCCTGTTGGCGTCGTCCATAACTATCTGAATACCCGGTGTAACATATTGAAAGTTCTTTTTGTCTCCGTACTTAGCCTTGGCCTTGTCATAAGACATAATGCGACGAAGAATAATAAAGTCTTGGTCCTGACACTCCCTAGTATAGAAATCAGCGAAAAATACCTGATCGGTAGCTATTGGAATATGCTTGAAGCATGATTGGCTTTCGTCCAGGACTCTCTTGTATTTAGGTGTGCCGTCCTTGGTCTCTCCGTCCCTCTCGTTCCTGTAAGTCTCTGTGTATTCAGAGTACCCCCATGAAATAGGGCTGTAGAGAGAAGCAATCGTGCGGTACAAAGCCATGAACGGATAGTTTGCTTGTTCTCTGGCCCAATCAACTAAGAATGACATCACTTTGGCTGAGTCCTCTTGTTCTTCGTCTTGGTCGTCATATGCAAACACCTTAGGGACAAGTTGTCTGGCTGTCATGTGAGCTGTAATGCTGATGGCTTTGTTTCTCTGCACCGGTCGCATTGCTGTTGAGCGCCATCCTCCTAGTCTGTCTTCCTCCATTGGGTTGCCATCGTTCTCTTGGTAGGTGTTAAAGGCCAACATATCAGTGATGTGTCTCTGGTAGAGAGAATAATCATTGAATTCTGGTCTAGGTAGGTGCATTGTCTGCCATCCCATTCTAAAGTCTTCCAATATCTCATTTCGACATTGAGTTTCTAGTGGGGTAGGAACATAAGCACTCTTAACCGCCTTCGGGTCTTTCTTTAAATTAAAGGTAATAACCTTAGCACTATCTTTTTTATAGCGCCCTGTTTTTGGCTCTGTGACATCTGTAATTATTGACATGATTGCTAATATTATACCATATTAAAATGCTTATTAACTATTTGAGCTATGTGGTCTGTCAACCTTTCCCTTTCCATTTCGAGACTTTTCTTAGAGGGGAAATCCATCACCACAGCATAGAATGGGTCTGTTATTGTATGACAAAACTCATGAATCATTCTTCTCTCTGCGTCTTTTTTATCCTTAATCCAATCATTTAATGATGCTTTGGAATAAAGAATTGTGATATCGAGGTAGGGATAATTAAACTTAGAAGCCAAGTAAGCGTCGCTGTCTTTATCTAGTTCAGATTTAAGGTGATACTGCTCAATAAACAAAACCTTTTTATATTTATTATACATTTGCTCAATCCACTTTTTATATTGTTTTTCTTTTTTCATGTAAATTTATTTAAATTAATCTTACTTCCACCATATGGTCTATGCTGTGTTCCGTAATGCACCTTCGGGGTGGTTGAGGAAGAAGTAAGGTCTGACATGATAACGTAACGCAGAGCGTCGAGTAGGTGGTCATTCTTCCCGATGGGGAGTTCCGTTGCATTTTTTTCTGGGGACCAGTCAGGATAAGCGTAGGATTCCAACTCTTGAATAAGGTTAATGCAGGACTTGTGAATAAATAGGCGGTTTGCTTTAAATGCGTCCCTTACATTCTGGATGCCATTAACTATGGAGTTCTTTCCCTTCTTGACATCCCTGAGATTAATGCCTTTTTTAGCCATGGCACTGATTGCGGACTGGTTCTCAGGATCTGGGAACACCTTATTGAATTTCATTGAGGCGACAGCATCAACAACCTGCTCTTCCGTTTGCTCTGTTCTGTACCACTCATTGGAGACATAATATATGTTTTCCATATCTTTCTTGACTGTCACTATGGCCGTGGGATTCCTGTATCCAAAGTCTACGCCCCCCAACGTTTCTACGACAAGCTCTGGAAGTTTTTCAATGAGGTGACGGTTACGGTCAAATTCCTTGTAAACTAGGCCTTCCATCTTCCTGAAGTCCGCTAAATACTCTTGAGCAAACTTGTCGTCCGTCATTTCCTGTTTGGCCTTTTCTATTTCCTCAACAGGCATGTGAGGATTGTCGTATGTCGTAAAGTGGAAGGATTTATAGTCGGAACCCTTGATTGGGTCGTTTTCCATATTATACAACTCGTAGAGCCAGTTAAACCCAGAAGGAGTTCCGATAAACAAGACTTCTCCCTTGCGATCTGTTAGGGCTGGTCTAAGAACCTCCTGCCAACTAGTCCAGAAATCACGCATGTTGGAAATTTCGTCCAATACAAGCATGTCATATTTTTGCCCTCTCATTGTTTCTACTGACTCCCAGCCGTGAAGAGAGATTTGAGAGGTATTACCAAATCTATTCTTGATAGTAATCTCCAAACGAGACTCATTAACGTTCTCAGAGAGTTGAGCACAGACTTTCTTTAATTCAGCCCACGCAATATCACGCGCCTGGGCGAACGTTGGTGCCATATAAGTAATACGCCCATCATCTGTAGCAACAGCTTTGGCGAACATTTCCCATGCAGACAAAGTCGTTTTCCCGAATCTTCTTCCAGCCACAACAACGCGGTAACGATGTCTGTCCGTTGCAATGGCACTCTGTGCTGGGGTCAGTTTCATCATAACTCTAGATGGTTAATGATTCTTTTAAGGTGAAATAGGAACTCTTCGACTGGGTGGTTCAATTTCATATAATTACAAACCTTGCAACAAGGAACTGAATTCTTCTTGGTATATCCAACAGATGAATCTATTCTATCAATACCTAGAGGATTAGGAAAACCACAATAAACACAGGGTTCCTGTATAAAAGCCTCAAATTCTTCTCTTGTAAATTCAAAATCCCAGTTTTTATGCTTTGCCCTTTCGTAGTACCGGTGGTACTGCTTCATTATGGGATGACCCTGTTTCCATTTCTTGGCTCTTTCTATACAGGATTTACTATTTTTAGAATACCATTCGTTAAAGACCTCTGTTATATGGTCAGCTTTTTCTGTTCTCCTTACCTTGTCGTACTCAGACTTTCTTTTTCTGACTTCTGGCTTGGCCCAGTACTTAATAAACGACTCTCTTGCCTTATCTTTATTGTTTAAATACCACAAATGAGCACGTTGACGCGCCTCTTCTTTCTGTTCATCATTAAGTTGTTTCCTCACCATAACTTGAGAGTTACTTCTTCTTAGCAGCAACACCCTTAGCCTTAAGTTCGGCATTAGTAACTTGTGCCTTACCCTTGTTTTCAGCTTGAACGAGCTTTTTTACGCCTGACATTGATTTAAATATTAATTAGTAACTGTAAGTATTATAACACATCTAGACTTGAATGAATGGTTTGCATAGCTAAGTCGAGCATAAATGAATGTTTAACATTAAATAATGGTTTGCATCACTTGTCAAATGTCAAAATTGGGAAAAATCTGGCAAGCCAGTATCTATATATGTCTCGCGCTTTAAAAACTGGGGTCTGCCCCACCCCCCGCCTTGTGTATATATTCATAGTCAAAGTCAATCATAGTTAATGTCATACATATGTATGTATGTCAATAGATAAAGGCTCACATTGTACCCATATATGCATACATCAATGGCTAACATATGGCTATATAGAGCCATTAATTAATGCTAAACATAGCTTAATGACCGCAAATGGTTATTGTGCGACGCGTGTTTTATAGGGCTATATAGAGCCATAAACTAATGGCTAACATTATCTATTGACTATTTTCAATAAGTGTTGCGTCTGCTTTTACGGGTAAATTATGCTTCTGGATCAATTCTAAGGGTAAGAATATTAAAGGGTTGCCGTCTTTGCCGGATATCTCCATGCCTTGCACAGATTTGCCATAGGAACGATCGAGAAGCTCCTTAATGGCCATCATATCGCCATCTAAGGCCTTAGCATATAAAACCTCATACAATGGCAATAAACGCTTTGTGGTCTGTTCTGTTATCCATTTTCTCGCTTCTTGTGCCGTTAGTGTATGACTAGCAACGGATCCAAGCGGACGACCGCCAAGCAAGCCATTAATTTTCGCCTGCTCCTTTCTTTTATCAACTTTTATGTTTTCCATTTGTTTATGCTAAACATTATACAATAAAAAACCAAAAAACCTAAAATAACCTATTAAAGCAATAAACACACATTATATTTATGTCAATACCATTTTTACACCTCTTTTGCTTACGATAATATCAAAGCTTGTTAAAGCTTGTTTATGTATATACATTTAACATTTAATAAGCTTTTATATGGCTCAACCACAACGAGGGTAAAACCCCCAAAATGGGGATTTTTAACCCGTTCGTTTTTTGAAGAAAAACACACTTTAAAGCTTGTTTTTCTCGATAAATAACATTTAATAAGCTTTTATGTGGCTCAACCACAATGACCACCTATTGACAAAACCCTTATCCACAGTTATAACATTAATAATTGCTTGCGATAACTTGCGATAAGCATAAACTATAAACAGAACATAAGAACGCAATAGACTGGAAGCAATGGGGATAACACGCAAAGCAAGTCAAAGCCTCCGGCCGAGATAGCCACGCTCAACCTTGTTTCTGGTCTATTGTGTCCTTATGCTCAACATTAAAAGATAATAAACACCAAATGTATAAAACCCATCCCCAAACAGCCGAGCTAATCCACAACAGCAAAGCAAAGCAAGCTAAACGCCTCCGTACGCTTCTCTTTGTGTTACTAGCATTCAGTGCCTTGATCTTTGGCGGTACACGCTTAATCAAAGAGCATGCTCAGCAATTCCGTGATCAAATCAAAATTCAACAGCTAAACGACGAATATGCTAGACGTCAAGAGATGATCAAAACAAACGTGGTAAGCGAACGAGCAACACGCACCCTCAACCAAATCAAAGCCTTAACCGCTAACTATAATAATAACTAATATGCTAATCACCTCAAACCCTCACGCTCCACTCTCTCTCCGCTACCGAGCAACATACAAAACCTATTTTGTAGCCTATGGCCGAACCCATGCCGAAGCTATAAACAACTGCCTCAACCAAATGCAAGCCAAACGAGAGCAAGCCTTACAAATGCTAAACGCCTAGCACCCCTTAGAACGCCTTACCCTAACCCGTAAGGCTTTCACTAGGGCTTGCAAGCAAGCCTACCCGTTTACCGCTCTTTTACATCATTAATATGGATTACAACAAACAAGCTTTAAAGTTCGTGAAAGATTTTGAATTGAACTTATCTATCAGACTAGCAATACCACAGAGAGAGCCGAACTGGATAAAAGAAGGCGAGGGCTATGGAAAATGTTATTCTTTCACGTTATCAAACAAAGACGGAAAGCATTATTCTAGTTTTTTCTGGGGTAGTATCAAAGACAAGCAAGAAAGCAAAGGCATTAAGCCTTACGACGTTTTAGCCTGTTTAGATACATATAGCGACGGACTTACTTTTAGCGAGTTCTGCGCTGAATATGGATATGATGTTGATAGTATAAGAGTAAACAAGATATTTCAGGACGTTATAAAGCAAACAGAGGGGCTAAAGAAAGTTTTATCACCAAAGGCCATTGAAGCTCTTAATGATATAAACTAATTCTATGGCCAAACTCTACGCAACGCTAGAAAATAGCAAGGGCAAAACCGTGAGCATAAGCGATAACGAGGAGATAAAAGCAACCGTATACGATGGCAATATGAAAGCCTATAGCGTCATAATAAGCTGGTACAATATGGGCGAACCAGAAGGAGAGGAGGGTGGAACACCAGACTACGGGGCTATTATCACAACAAGGGAATGGAGAAATGAGCCAGAGGAGAGACGAAAGGTAAAAGCAACAGGCACAAAAGAACTTATGATAGAACAAGGAACTTGTAAAAAATGCGGTAAATATTTTTTACAGTGTCCCTGCGATAAGTTTACGGAATAGCCACAAGCAAAAACCATACACAAAAATTACAACTATTCACGCTAAGCGTGGGGAGCGGTAAACGGGGTGTATGGTTTTTTTGTATACCCAAAAGATCCACGCCCAACATTTCCAAAAACACACTTCAGGGAAGAATGAATCCCTCCAAAACAAAACCCATTTTTAAAAATTAGTGCTCAACGCAATCGTATTTCAAATTTCCAGAAATTTAAACTTTTCAAACTGAAAGTCAATTTGCCTTTTATCGCAAGTGTGCTATTCTGTATGTATGAAAACCAAGTCAGAGATAGCCAGACTACGCATAGCAAAGTTAGGTGGCTCCGCATACATGTCCGCCTTAGCTAAAGCTCGCCATTCAAAATTGACCCCCGAAGAACGTCACGCCCATTCTATGAAGATGCTTGAAGCAAAGAAGCTCTCCTCTTCCTCGAAGCTAAACGATTCCGTTCAAGAGTAGCAATGTAAGAACAACCACTCTTCTCTCTCCATGACCCACAATAGCGCTTGTTCCTATCAATCTTGACCTTACCACAACGCTCACACCACTTGACGACCCTCTCCTTCTTGGTCCAGCCCTTCTTGATATTCCTATATTTCTTGGCTAACTGTTTACATTTAAAACATCGAGCTATGATCACCTTATTTTTACGCTCAACATATTCCTGACAGCCTTCAGTGGCACATTTAATGATTATCATTACCTCATGTTCCTTACACTTTGCTCCTTATAATATCGAACCCCTTCTAAACGCTTCCCCTCCTTCATGCTCGCCCTTATTAGGACCTCATTGGCGAGCAGATATTCCTTAGGAAGCAACGATATATCCACCACCTCAAACTTCTCAACTTCAATGAAAGTCACCGATCCATGGTCATCAACAATGCGAGACTCCGGTGTTTCCACCTGAGCCAGCTTATTAATAGCCGTCTCAAGCTTTAGATTGCCCTTTCCAGGGGCTACGCGAGCCAACAACGCATCTTCAGCCTCCTTTCGAGCTACCAATGCCTCGCTTTGATATTTGCCCATTTTGAGCCTTATAGAGCTAATAGCCTCGGCAAGCATAGTCTCGACCGGCTTGTACTTGATTCGTATCTCTTTGAGAGCCAGGTTAAGAGGCACGGTGACCTTCTGCTTATCAGCCTCCACTTGGTCATTCCATTTGTTTAGTTGGGATAGAATGTTCGTGGCTTCTGGTAAACTCTCCGCGGTTATTACAATACTTTGGCTTTTAGAAACAAGTGGGGACAACTTCGTCTCGATGACGGCTATTTCGTTTTTGTTTTTCATAAGTATACTCTACACTATCGCAAGTATCAACGCAATGGAGTTATCCACACCCCAGCTATTTTATTTATTTCGCAAGGAGGTATATAATACTGCGTATGCACCAAGACAAAAACAAAATACTTAGTGACCAAGAGGCCATCATCGATTCAGAAGTTATAACAACGTCTGGTGCAGTCGATGGTGGCCTTTCGAGCATTAAGTCAGAAGAAAGAGCTTATAAATTATTTAATGGTTCTAAGTGGGATGTAAATAAACAAACAATATTAATTCCTTTGTTCATTGATGAATTTATTGACAAATTAAATAGAGAAGAACTATGGAAAAAATTACAAGAAAAAAATTCTGAACATATTTTCAAATGGTCAGATGAACACTTACTGGAATTTTTTAATCAAGTCTTACCACAATCATCAACATTATCTTTCTCCGAACTAATCACAAGAGAATTCCCTCCAGCAAGATATGCCCTAGAACCTTACTTTGAAATGGGGGCCGTTAATATGGTATCCGCACCACCAAACACATGGAAAAGTTGGCTTCTATTTTATTTCGCAAGCTTTATAGCTAGTGGCACTCCGGTGTTTGATAAGTTTGCCACCACCAAGATGAATGTCCTCATAGTTAATGAAGAAGATAGTTTTAGAGCCATACAAGACAGGTTTAAACTGCTACACATAACTGATGAAACCCTCCCAATTTATTTCCGAGTAGCACAAGGAGCCAAGTTAGAAGACAAATTTATTAAGGAAATTATTAAAGAATGTGCAGAGAAAGACATTAAATTAGTGATGTTTGATTCCCTAAGATCAATGCACGAGGCTGAAGAGAACGATTCTACGGCCATGCAGTTGGTTATGGACCAACTTAAGAAACTCGCTAGAGAGGACATCACAGTTATCTTTACCCATCACCACAGAAAGAAGAGTGCCTTTAGTAAGGGGGACGATGCTGAAGCATCCAGAGGATCAAGTGCCATTAATGCCGCCGTTTCTGGGCATATATCCCTTGATGAAGAAGAAAGAGAGTTGGGTAGATTCCTTATTGTTAGACATTTGAAAAGCAAAATAGGACAGAAAGCAGAACCAATGGAAATCAAAATTATTCAAGAGCCAAACAAGATTGAATTTCACTATGAGGGACAATTTAAGAGTGGCGAAGGTAAGTTGATGCAGACTAAGAATGCCATTATGTCTTTAATGGAGGTTGGTGAGATAAAGACAGCCAGCGATTTTATAAACCTAGATATCGCCGGGGCTAGTGTAATTCGAGCGTCATTAGCTGAGCTTGTTAGATATGGGACTATATCTTGTTATACAAGAGCTGAGGCTAGACTTAAGGGGTTGGTTCCTTTATTAGGAGGGCAATCAAAGGAGAAAATCTATATGCTTCCCACAGATGCTGAGGCTAAAATGAGTGACATGTATGAAGAAATCTAACCCCTTCCTTGGCCGAGACCTCAACAGCATCCTTCGCTTCCCAACGATTAGTTGGAGTTCATATAATGCGTTCAAGAACTACGATAAGGATGAATGGTACGAGTCCTATGTACTGGGCAACCGTTCTAAGCCAAACAAAGCCATGCTCTTTGGTCAATTCATTGGAGAGAAGCTCGCCATTAATCCTGACTTCATGCCGGAGGTGCCCCGCCCAGCTATATATGAGCAGGAGTTACACGGGAAACTTGATAAGATAAATTTAGTGGGGCACCTTGATGGATTAACTCTTGAGCCTAATTGCGAGCTTTTAGAGTATAAAACTTCTACAAACAGAAACAGGTGGAATCAAGAATCTGTGAATAACTGGGGACAAGTGACGTTCTACTGTTTACTGCTCTACTTAAACTTTAAGATTGTCCCTGAGGACATAAGAATTAGGTTGGTGTCCATTATGGGTGAAGAAGCTGAGGAATCCTTTGATATAACGGAGACAGGAGAATTTTTTGTCTTTGAGACAAAACGTACTCTCAAGGACTTATTGGTGTTTGGGGCAGAGTTAAAAGCTGTCCACACCCAAATGAAAAAATTTGTTGCAAGTAAAGAAGACTTGCGATAGTATTAATACGTTATCAATTAAGGCAAACAAAATTTATGGCTTTAGAAGAAGCGAAAACAAAGGGCAATTATTTAAATGTATTGGCAGATGGTAAATTCCACCAGGAAGTTCCGGAAGGAACTGAAGGTGCGGTCCTCCGTGAATATGAAACCTCAGATGGAACTAAGGGTTCTAAACTTGAGAAACTATTCAATTCAGTATCTGGGAAAATAACAAAGGTAGACATATATGATGGAACCTTTGCGAAGTCACTCTTACTTACAATCGAGGACGAAGGTTGTGAGCCAGTAGTTGTGTCATTCAACACCAATTCAAACTTTGGTGAAGATATGCTTAAAAAACTGTTTAGCATTAATATGGACGAACCTGTAAAGATCGCTCCATATTCAGTGACTGACGAAACTTCAGGCAAATCAAAGCGAGGTGTTAGTGTTATCCAGAACGGTGAGAAACTTAAGAGTTTCTTCCATTCTTATGATGCTCTTACCAAGAAGTCTTCCCCAATTAATGGTTATCCTGATGTCCCTAAGCAAAAGGGTAAGAAGGCCATCTCATCGGATGAATGGAAGATTTACTTTGCTCAAGCTAGGGTGTTTATGCTAGAGCAGGTAGCTGAGAAGTTTAAGATAGAAGAAAAAGTTCCGTTTTAGTTCGTCCCCCACCCGTCTGGTGGGCGGGTGTCCCCGCGGTTCAATTAGTTGCATATCCAGCAACAGAAGCGTCAGATAACGCGATTGAACGGGGGCATCTGCTCATCAAAATGAAGCCCCTTAAACACCAAGAGAAGTTTGTTAGTGGCTACACTGGTAGTCGTCTCTTGGTGCACGAGGGAGGATCTGGTAAAACTATTTGCGCCTGTCTATGGATTAAAGATGGCAGAGATGCTGACGCCTTAGTTATTTGTCCCAAGAAGGTAGTCCGGAAGTGGGAAAAAACCTTAAGTGATTGGGGTACCAAAGCTACCGTGGTCTCCAAAGAAGGATTTAAAAAGATAGAACCTAAGGAGTGGTCAGCCGTGGTGCTAGATGAGGCCGATGAATTTGCTAGTCCACTGTTTGTGGCAAAGCAGCGTTCACAACTCACAACTCACTTCTATGAACTGATTCAGAAGTACCCGAACATGCAAACGCTTCTCTGCACCGCTACACCCATAAGGAGTAATCCATGGAACCTGCACACTCTCCTAACATTCATCGGCGAGTATAAAGACTGGAAACAATGGCGTACTGCATTCTTTGATTTAACACGGATGCCATACCTTCCACGACCAGCTTATATACCCAAGAAAGATTGGCGACAAAAGATTCGTGTAATTCTTGAAAAGCATGCAGACATCGTTCTCCTTAAAGACATCGTTGAATTACCTCCAGTGACCGAAAATAAAATACTCGTAGACACTCCTAAATATGTTAAACAAATTGATGACAAGGATTTCTTTACGGAACACCGATGGGAACAGCAGAACAAAGCTAAACACATCATTGAGATAGGTAAGGAATACAGGAAGGTTCTAGTAGTAGCTTATTACCGAGAACAGATCGCTGAACTAGAGAAACAACTATCCAAAGACAGAGAAGTGTTTGCTATCCATGGTGGTGTGAAGGATCAGGAGGCCATCATCAAACAAGCGTCTGAGAGTGATGAATGTTTCTTTATTGTGCAGGCCTCAATCGGGGCCGGCTTCGACGCGAATACTTTCTCGTGTGTGGTGTTCGCTTCAATGAGTTATGCCGTTAGAGATAATGTGCAGATGAAATTTAGAGTGAGAAGAATCCATGACCTTCACGCTGTATGTTATACTTACCTTATCGGAGGGAGATGCGACAGAGCAGTGTTACGAAACATTGAGCTCGGCAAAGACTTCATTCCGTCTGAATGGAATGCTACCCCCACTACCAAAGAAGAATAGAAAACTAGAACTAGATTTTAATACTATCTTTAGGCAGTATGTTGAAAAGCACGGACTCAAATACGAGGCACAATACGAACTCAAAGATACTCGTGGCAAGAATTATTTTTATATAAAAGAACTAGACGAGAAACAAATCAATCATGCACTTAGGGCTAAGACACCTAAGGGTAACTTGGTTAGAATTATGAACGGTACTCCGGGCGCACCGGACTTTGTTTATTATAAGAACTGCAAGTACTCCTTCATTGTTATCCGCTACCCCGGGTTTATGGCATTCATAGACATAGATGATCTGCTTAATGAGAAAACGAAGTCCCTCACCTCTACTAGAGCCCTCGAAATAGCCACCTTTTCCTCCCTCTGAGTTATCCCCACCATAGCTTGCAATACTACTTGCGATAGAGTAAGGTGGATATATGGACAAAAAGCAATTAGAAATAGATATCCGGGAGATGCTTGCCGACCAATTTTATCACCAGGCGGACAAGCCTTTCTTAGAGATAGATAGGGACTACCTTGTGGAACTTATTATTAAGCAGATGGAGCACGCCTACCACTTGGCCGAGGAAAAGATCAAGGGGGAACTATCTCAAAGTGCATAAGATTACTACTATTAAAAGCAATGATATGAAAAAGAAACTATTAAGAGTGAGAGTTGGGGCGTTTTACAAGGAAACAGTAAATATCTGTAAGCATTTAAAGCTAAGAGGAGAAATCACTACTGACGAATTTCCACGATGTGAATATGTGGAACTTGTAGAAATATACTGCCCAACTTGTAAAAAATGGGTAAAGTTTGAAATAGCAATAAACTAATATGAAAAACCCCCTAAAACAACTTATTAACAGTAACAAGTTCTACTGGGTAAACAGCAACATAGAAAAGAACTTTAAACTAGAAGAAGTTAGAAACACAGATTACAAACTCTTTCACTTTGATAAGTATGTTTCTTCAAAATATGCTATTAAGGAAATAGAGAATGAAGGATATTGTCCTGCAAACCTAGCAGAATTATTAAACTGGAAAGATTGGAATAATAAAGATTGGGTAGTAGCTCTTGGCTCAGTCACCGAGATCGGCGGTGGTCGCCGTGTGGCGTACCTCTTCAGGGTCGATTCCGGGTGTGACCTCGATCTGGGCTGGTTCGACGGTGATTGGGTCGGCGGCTGTCGGTTCCTCGGAGTAAAATCTATAAGTGAATCTAAGAGGGTTGAAATTGAAGGATTTGACGAATCGTTTATATCTCGCTTTTGGTCGCAAGTCGATAAGACCGATAACTGTTGGAATTGGATTGGGGCTAAACACGAACAAGGATATGGTTTGATTAAAAGTGGAGAAACGAGTCTTCGTGCTCACAGAATATCGGTGTTAATGTCTGGGAGAGAAATCCCCGACGGATGTAATGTTGACCATCTCTGTAAGAATACATCTTGTGTTAATCCCGACCATTTAGAAGTTGTTACCCCAAAAGAAAACACATTGCGTGGAGAAGGGATAACTGCTAAAAACGCCAAGAAAACTCACTGTGTTCACGGGCACGAGTTTACAGAAGAATCCACTAAGGTTAGAAAAAACGACGACGGTTCAATAAGTCGGGTATGCCTAATGTGTCAACGAAGTCGCAACTCAACTCTTAAACCCTCTGAAATTAGTTCTGGTCCTTTGACCTTAAAATCTGCTATATCTCTGTGTAAGAAAGAAGGTTATCAGGTAAGTAAAATAATGTAATAATATGACCCCAAAGAAACTAAACTACGAACGAAACCACTCCCACACCCATTGTTGGGAACAAGACCACCCGAGTGCTTGTGGAATACCCCTAGAGAAACACACTCAATGTTGTTTGTGTGAGATGCAATATGCAAGAGGGAGTGGCGGATATAATCCCGACTCCCCACAAGCAGAGGAAAGAGAAAGTTGGGGTAATGAAATACTCGGAGTGCTATATGACTTGGAAGCAAAACAACTAACGGTGGATGATTCGTTTAGAGAACTCCTCGGATTGATGAAGTTAGAAATAGAATTAGTTATCTCCAAAGACCGAGAGAAATATAAGGAAGAGGTAGTGCGAGAGATAAGGGAAAAAATACGAAATATGAAAAAGGAGAATTTCGGAACGAATCAATATGAAGCAAAGTATGTCTTGTGGAAGGGTTGTCTGATGAAACCCAATGAACTTGGAGTAGATGATATTTTAGAAAACCTAATTAAACAATAACTAATATGAAAAACGATAAATACAAATTAACAAAGGAAAGTATAGAGACGTGGGATGGTAAGTTATTTAGAATTGAAGCTTTAAAAGACTTTGGTGGTGTTTCCAAGGGTGACAAGGGTGGATTTATTAAATGTGAAGCAAACTTAGATTTTTCTGGTGATGCTTGGGTTTCTGGTAATGCTATGGTTTATGGTAATGCTAGGGTTTATGATAATGCTTGGGTCTCTGGTGATGCTTGGGTTTATGGTAATGCTAGGGTTTATGATAATGCTTGGGTCTCTGGTGATGCTCAGGTCTATGGTGATGCTCAGGTCTATGGTGATGCTCAGGTCTATGGTGATGCTCAGGTCTATGGTGATGCTCAGGTCTCTGGTGATGCTAGGGTCTATGGTGATGCTAGGGTCTATGGTAATGCTATGGTTTATGGTAATGCTTGGGTCTCTGGTAAATTCTCGCTCACTTGCGGATATTTCTTTGGAATGAAATACAACAATGAAGAAATCAAAACCTACAAAACCGCAGAGAATGAAGAAATAATCTACAAAGGAACTACCGCCAAGATAGAGCCAACAGAGCCAGAAGTTAAATCTCTAAAGGGTAAAGAAGTAGAAGTTAAATTAGACGGAGTAAGCTATAAAGCAATAATTCAATAAATAATATGAACAAAAATAAATTATTTACTGACTTAGCGATTATATTCGGATTACTAGCTTGGTTTAGTTTCGTGGCTTACTTTTTATCAACATGAAACCAAAACCTAACTGGCTGGGTTGGATTAAATGGAGACCACTTAAAGCAGAGTTCTCAATAACTTGTTGCGACTGTGGGCTGGCTCACAAGTTCCAATTCAAAGTAGTGAAGGGAGCTGTTTATTGGCGGGCAAAGAGAGATAAAGAAGCAACAAAATTAGCAAGACCAAAATAATTAAAGAGAATATGAAAACCCCCACAGAGATAAAAGGAAAGAAGATAAGTGAAACACAAAAAGAAATTGTTTCTGTCCTTGCTACAAACGGCTCACACAATGAAGGTGAACATCTATTAACCTATAAAATCATAGGACAACACCTCAAAGGGTTCAAATTCACTGATATTGCTATCAAAAGAGGTGTTAGAGATTTAAGGAGGCGAGGTTTTGTAGAATTACGACCTGCCTATAATTTAGAAAATGAGATGAGTGTTTTAGGAAGTGGTTTCAAACTAACAGCAGACGGAGATAATCTCTATAAAGAACTTAATCCTAATCAACAAGAAATATGACCCCCTTACCCCACATCCTTAAAGAGGCAGAGATAAAAGGAAAGAAGAAAGTAACTAAAGAAGATTTGGTAATAGAATTGACAAAAATTAGACAGTCACACGAAGAATGGGTTAGTGGAGATTTAAGGAGAAGAAAGGAATTTGCAAGGGCGTTTGGCTGGAATAAACCCAAAAAGCAATATGACTATGGTGATGCCGAATTATACGAGCCGACTTGGATAGAGATATTTGTAGAGCTGGGTAAACTTTTGTCGGCACGAAACTTTATGGATTTTGAAGGAAATATATCAGAGCTTGAAAGTAAGTTAGATAACCTAGAGAGTAAAATTAGAAAAGAAATACACCCTAATCTTTAACCCTCCCCAGCAATAGGAGATTATAAGAAATAAGTAAAAATATATGAACCAAACACTAAAATTCAATAAAGAACATAAGATTTCTATCTTAAAAAAGTATGGTTTTAAGAAAGCTAGTTTTTCAGATGGAGAAATTGGTCTGATTGGCTATTATAAACATTTTGGCTATGCCTCGATATGCGTAGATGAAGATACCCTTAGAGTCCTCGCTGATTTTGATGAAGGCGGGTCAGTATCTTATGAAAACCAATGCAAGTATTTACAAAAAGAGATTGGAGATGGAATTATTATTCCTTTTAACTTAACCCTCCCCAGCAATAGGGGAGATTAGTAACTAATATAAAGATATGAAAATAAATAACTACGATACCGAACTACCAGAGTTGCTAGAATGTCCTTTTTGTGGGGGGAAACCAGTTGCTTTCTTAAAAGGAAATGAATACACCAAAAGCAGGAGTATTACGATAAAATGCCCAAAATGTTTAATTAAAAGAACAGTCGGAGCAATAAAACAGCCAACCGAATGGCTTGAAAGTAAATCTATACAACTTTGGAATAATAGATACTCTATCCCCTCCCCAGCAATAAAGGGGGAGATTAGTAACTAACCCCCTCAGTAACATAACAACAATATGATAACACCAAATAAAAGAGAACTAGCAAAAATTGGGTTGTGGCTTATGGACGGAGATGTCGGGCAGTCTTCTAAAGCTCTGGCGAGTTTTTACCTTACGAGTGGTTTCGGTGGAGATTGTGCTAGTACGCTACCGACACCCATTGACCCTAGTGATTTTCAGAGATGTGTTAGATTTCTTGAAGATTGCGTAGATAAGAATAAAAGATATGACTTAATTCGTGCTATTGGAGAAACAACAAAAAATTGGCGTAGAGTAAGAGATGAATGGTTTGTCTTAATGGATATTTATGAAGATGAAAAACGGCAATTTAATAAAGATTCATTTGGTAGTGCACCGAGACTTTATGCTTTTATGAAAAAGATAGAACTTTAACCCCCTCAGTAACATAACAGAAAGAATAAAAGCATTATAAATCACCTCCCTCCCCAGCAATAAAGGGGGAGATTAGTAACTAATATAAAGATATGAAACATAAAGATAATTGCCCAGTAAGTAGAGAAAATCCACCTATAACTAAGAATGGTAAACCTTGGAAGTGGACGGGAACAGAAGCACAAAAGAACGTGAGAAAACTAATTAACCGCAATAAAGCATACGCAGGATTAAAAGACACACTACAACTTTCAGGAGATGTTAAACCAATTAAAGTAAAAATAACTATAACAGGAACTTCAAGAGAAGTCAGGCAAATACTTTTAAGCAATATGTTTCAACACTTCCAAGAGCTATGGTTACAAGCAAATTCGGTCAAAAGAAATAAGTAATTTATCAACCCCTCCCCAGCAATAAAGAGGGAGATTAGTAACTAATATAAAGATATGAAAGAAGAAGTCATACAAGGAGATTGCCTCATAGAAATGCAGAAGATACCCGATAAGAGTATTGATATGATTTTATGTGATTTACCTTATGGAACTACTGCTTGTAAGTGGGACACTATAATTCCTTTTGAGCCACTATGGGAACAGTACAAGAGAATTATAAAAGACAATGGAGCAATAGTTTTAACTGCTTCACAACCTTTTACCAGTGCTTTAGTGATGAGTAATGCAAAGATGTTTAAGTATGAGTGGATATGGGAGAAGACGATTGCATCTAATTTTATGTTATCTAAAAAACAACCACAGAAAAAACACGAAAATGTATTAGTGTTTTATAAAGAACAACCCAAAATAAACTTACAAATGGAAATTGGAAAACCATATAAGGACACCGTAAGAAAAAGAACAGTAGGTATTCATAACCAAGAAACAATAAAAAAAGCAATAGAAAATAAAGGAACAAGATACCCTTCCAGTGTGCAAAAAATAAACTCTATTTCAGAAGGACTCCACCCCACCCAAAAACCAGTAGCCCTCTTTGAGTATCTCATCAAAACCTACACCAACGAAGGAGACTTAGTTTTAGATAACTGTGCAGGGAGCGGAACGACTGGCGTGGCGTGCAAGAACCTCAACCGAAACTTCATCCTAATAGAAAAAGAACCTGAATACATAGACATTATAAACAAAAGATTATCACCCCCTCCCCAGCAATAAAGAGGGAGATTATAAGAAATAAGAAATAAGGAGATGCGCAAATTCACAACAGGAGCCACAAGAAATAGTGATGAAGACAAGTTCGACTACGAAGGATTCTTAAGTCCGTTAGTCCTTGAACGCTTTGCAGAGTATATGCACAAGCACCGCAAACAAGCTGATGGCGAACTTAGATCCTCGGACAACTGGCAAAAGGGAATTCCAAAGGAAGCCTATATGAAATCTGGCTGGAGGCACTTTTTCTCTTGGTGGAAAGCTCATAGAGGATTAAAGACGGAGGAAGACATAGAAGAAAGTCTTTGTGCGCTATTGTTCAATGTTCAGGGATACTTGCACGAGACATTAAGGGAAGATAAGGCAAACATAATTATTGAATTGCCAGACGGAGTAGCCGATAAAATATTAAAGAAGTTCTTAAAAAACAAATGACCTACTACATCTCAGGCAGCATAACCCAGGGCGACACAGCCACACCAGAAGAGATTGCTCGCAATATGGAGATGTTCGCCATTGAAGAAACACGCCTACAAAACGAAGGCTTTATAGTGTTCAACCCGGCTAGGCAAGGCGTTGGGGACAGGTATGAAAAGTATATTGTCACAGACGTTCTCCCTATCATAGACAAGAAACCAATAATGTTAATGTTGCCTAACTGGAAAGATTCCTTAGGGGCGAGAATAGAACACGAACTGGCTGAAAGATTAAGTTTAACTATTGAATATAAATAAGTTATCCACATATTGAAAGTGAGTTCGGGTGTATAATTGTGTATAGACAGATATGAATTGATGGGGGATGAAGTTACCTTTCAATGGCAAGCACTACTTCTGGACGTTTGTGTAACGGTTACAGAAGGGTGTTGGGGCGGTTCTGGTCATTCAGAACGGTGAAGATGGTTTGAATCCATGTAAGCTAAGCCCTGTCGGAAGAAATCACATAAAACTATCTTGCCGTTCCCCACCAGTTCGTATCAAAGTTCTTTGTTAAAAACAATTGTCAACTAATTATCAAAACTTTGGTGAGGTGCGTTTAGGATTGTTGGAGGGCGATATTCGTGAGGATATTGCGTTCGGCTTCTTTCGAGGAGTTATATAATATGAGCAACTCCTGCAATCCTAAACCCACCCCATCAAAGGAGGAACGATGACCCGCTCAGTCAAGATAGTATCGCTCGGTGCGATTGCTCAGATTGTAGCGGTCATCTGCTCCAATCCAATCGGGCTGCACGACAAGGTGTACATCTCGTATCTCATTCTCATCGACTCTGATGGGCATGCGATTTGGATGGATGACCCTGACCAGGAGGACTGCGAACGGATGTATAAGCACTGTCCCTCAGCTCTCAAGAGCTACAGCGAGAAGCCGTGTATCTGGTGCAAATCCAAACAAACCCTTCCTGAATAAGGGGGTGATCTCATTCCAGTCAGGCCTAAACAGCCTGACTTTTTATATATAAAAAAAGACCCCGATGTTTTGGGGTCTTACCAGCTAACGAGAAGGTCATGCTTGTCCGAGAAGAACTTGACCTTGGGGGCTCCCAACTTTGAGGGAGGAAGGCCGAGAGTCTGGCCATAACCACCGTCATACTTGAGGAAACCACCAGTGATGAGAAGGTGCTTCTTGAACTCCTGCACAGAGCCATTCACGACCCTCTGTCCAACGACAGAAGACGTAATGAGCTTGTGTGCATGCCCCATCGCAACAAGGTCGGCAAAGAATGATGCCGAGATGCGCTCCAGGGCCAGCAGAGCTGTGCCATCGAACTTCGAGCCAGTGCGTCCGTGCAGGGAGTAGATGGTGTAGGACTGACTTCCAACCCGGAAGACATTCCAGCACGCATCGCCGAGGTAGCGGACACCGAGTTCACGCGCCATTGCCTTTGACACGTTTACTCCTGAGTCCTTGTAGCAGCGCTCCTCGTGGTTGCCCTGCAGGGTCCCCAGGATGAGACCCTTCTTGGCGAGAGGCTTGAGCCACTCCACCATTTGCTCATACTGAGACTGGCCAGCGAACTCCTGCTCGTACACGCCAGAGCCGACAGAATGCCGGGTAGCGAGTTCGATGAGGTCACCCATCAGTAGAACATAGATGTTGTGCTCAAAGCAGTACTTCACCATCTTGAGGAAACGTTCCTTGTCGCACTGCGGCGAACCGTAGTGGACATCGCCCAGAAAGACGACTTCTGCGTACTTCTTGTGGCCGTGGATCTTGAGGGTCTGTTTGTTGACCCGAATTGCCCGACCATTAATCTTGTCGTTCGGAATCATTTGAATCTCCTTGTTGAGATACCTGTCAATGTGCTTCGTGTCTAAGTACATTATAACATTTACTTATGAAAACTTAGTTGTGGACAACAAATTCATTCATATATTATACCACGAATTCCCCTTTCGGGGAACTCATGATGTTCACAGCACTATTAGGTTGCCAGTAAATTACGCTGGCCATTGGATTATACCATCTTCCCCCAACAAGACTTACTCCAGTTCCAAGGGGTGGTTCCCTGCTTTTTCATCAACCACACTCCAAAAACAATATTTCCCCTTGTTGAGTGAATGTCTATCCCCATTTTTTCACTATCAGCGAGGTGATACTTCTCGTTGATTTGAAACAAACCTACGTCCAAGGGATTCACTTCTCCTCTTAGCACATTCCCCTTCTTATCAAACTGTCTGATTTTACTTTCACACTTTATTATGGCGATCGCTGTTTTCGGATTTTGGCCATAAGCGGTGGCGACCTTTGTAATCATTTCTTGCATTTGTTCTGGTGTATCAACAGTATATGCCTTAGCAGACACAGCGTCATAGACTAAACTAAAACAAATTAATAAGAACACAATTACTGCGCCCAGTATTATTTTATTCAGAGATTATTGGCTAAACTGTTAAGCCTTGCGAGCCCCAGCCAAGGTGATGTCACCTCTTTGATATCGTCTAATAGCTACCCAGAGAGCTAACAAACCAGCAACGATAGTTGTGATTGTGTCACTTGCTAAATTAATGTTAAAGAAGTGAAGAACTGCTCCAATCAGCAAAACGATCGATGCAATGTATTCCTGTGACATATTTTTTATTTAATTATTATTAGACATCCAGAGTGTTAACTCCAAGCGAGTAGTTGCGAGCCAGGGCATTTAAAAAATGATATTCCATTGTCGCTGTTTCTCTCTATTTATATCTTTGCGAATGACGGAGCCAGTGTGACTTACGCTCACCGCCTTCAGTAAATAGTTTTTGGGATTAACACTCCAGATGCCTATCTTGAATTATATCATGAAAACCATCCCCCAATAGCCTGTTTCATGTGGATAAGTTGTTGTAGTAAGGCAATGATTTTGGTCATCAAAGTTATCTTCTGTTCAGTGATTATTGGGTTCTCTTTATGGTAAATAACACCACCCTTCTCAATGTTGCCGGACTTAAAGTAGTCTTCAGAGATGTATTGGTAGCCATTTTCACCGACAGAATCGCCCCAAGAGTTGTGGACCTTGATTACTTTCTTACCATTTCTAAGCATGGCTCCAGTGCAGACCAAAAAGTGTGACCATTTATCACCATTGCCACCAGGGGGAAGGGGATCCGTTGAGTTCCATGTGCCATTGTTCTGTCCAGCGATCTGCATAATCATGCCGTCATTGTCTCTGATAGCCTGAGCGAATGATTCTATGTCTGTATTAACAAAGGCGTAACCAGTGGCCTCGTAGGGCACGGCAGAGGCATCTCCAAGGGAATTGAGGGATGTATCATGCATGAATGTCTCCTGTGGAGGGTGGCCATTATCGTATGATGGCACTAACGACTCGTCTGCATCACCATGTTTAACGTGAAAATCAAGGACATCCCTGATTGTTGTGCCTCCTTGTGGGTAGAATATTTGTGAGTAGACATACTTAGCTGAACGCTCTGGGGCTTTATTTATAAGCGAGGAAAGATAGGCACTGGCTTGTCCGCCACAGGAGAACGAACCATTTTGGTCTTTTGTTTTAACTGGGGACAACTCTGAGTCGAAACCGACTTCCCAATTAAAGGGAACGGCGGCCATAGCGATGTCTTTGTATTTAAAATCTCTTAAGTCGAGAGGAGATGGAAGGGCGCCGTGGCCGTGCTGATTTTCAACTAAAGTGTGATTCATTTTGTTAAATGATAAATAAGAATGCTTGTTAAAAGGGTAAGAATGCCTATTCCAATACTCATCGTTACTGTTTGGACGGTCTTTCCAGTCTCCAATCTGCCAATCCTTGCCTCATGGTCACTTATTTGCTTAGAAGTTCCGTCAGTTAGTTTCTGGATATCGTCTCTGACATTTTTTAATTCTGATATTGTTTCTGCCCTAAATGATATTAGGGTGTCATGGTCGCTTCCGTTTGCTGCTCCAGCCACCTTAGAAGCTTCAGCCGCTGCGTTAGCGATTGTTTTTGTTGCCTCTTGGGCTGCGGCTGCGATTACTTTTACTGCTTCTGAAGCTGCCTGGTCTAGTTTACTTGCCATCCTGTTTGCTTAATTGTTAATACCTTATATTATACCACGAATTATCAGAAGAACTGGAAGAAATTACCGGTTGAGGCGGGGGCTGCGACTGGTGGCCCGATAAATGCGACAATTACTCCACACTCATAAAGACTTTCTGTCGTTAAATCTGTTCCTGTAACTATTCCAATATCTGCCCCTGTTCCTGATGGATAAGTTGTAGAACCTTTTATTTTCTTATAGATGAGAGACGCCGTATCGATTGCTTGGGCATTATTTGCACCATCTAGAATTATCTGTATTGTTGG